TTTCTGGAAGTGATCACTTTTTGATATGAATCAAAAATTTCTTTAGCTTTAGTTTTCTGAGTGGTTTCGTAATGTTCCAGCAGTAAAGAAGAAGTTAAATTATTATATTGACAATATTGATCATTCAATTGAGAATCGATGATATCTAGTTCTTTACTAATAGAATGATATAAATAGGTATCATTTTTAGGATTGATATAATCTGAAAAGTTAATAGTTTTTTTACTAATTTCATCTTTAGCACCAGTTAAAGAGTTTTTAAAACTATCGAAAATATGTTTAACATAACTAATTAAAGTAAATAAATGTTCGAATTTAGCTGATATTTTATAATGTAAAGAATCTATTGTATAATTCATTTTCTATAGTTTATACCAAATTTATTTTTAATAAAAAATTGACTTTATAAAAATAAATAATTAATTATAAGTATGAGAGGAATCGCAAAAGTTTCGAATAATGCAAACAAAAACGATGAATATCAACATTATATTAAGGAATTATATACATCTTTAAAAAATTCTAGTAGTGAAGAGATCGAAAAAGAAATACATAAATTAGGAAAAGATATCATGGTAGATCTAGGTATCTATTTTAAATCACAACTTTTTATTCATCAATATTCTGATTAAATTACATATTAAATATCAGTTATATTTTTTATATATTCTTAGTTATAGTGTAAAATGAGTAGATCAAGAGCAAATAAATCTAAGGGAAAAACAGCTCCTGAAATAGACATTCGGGAAGATACTAGAAAAAAAGCTGAAGAGTATGAAAGAGATATTAAGAAATTATGGAAAGTAATTCTTAGAGCTGATGAAGAAAAAAGAGCTAAAATTATGGAAAGTTTAGATGAAAAAACCATCATCGCTCTGCGAACATTTAATAATCCTTACAAAAAACCAGTTATTGAAGGAGAAAAAATTAAATGTTTGGCTTTTAATGTTATTAATTTTACCGAAAAATATGCTCGAAGATTTGCCACGACAGCCGTGATTGGGTTTCTTTATAGAATGTTAGATGAGCATTCTCCATCTGATATTGAAGAATATGTTAGCGAGAACGATCCAGTCTTCGCTAATTTGTATAATAAACAAGTTAAAGAACTAATTTTAAATAAACCTGAAGAAAAGTTATTAGCTGATTTTGAAGAAATTAAAAAAGATATCGAAAAGCTCAAAACTACAAGTGATAAAACAGTTCTTCGTGAAAAAATTAAAGAAAGTTTTATCATTCGTTCTAAAATTATCAAATATCATATTCACTTAGTTAAGGGAGAAAGAGAAGAATATGATAAAAAGAAAGAAGCTATTGATCGTATTATTCGAAATAAAAATAATGAAATTAAACAAGCTGGTGATGCTTTGGAGATTGCCAAAGTTAGATTAGAAAAAAGAAAAGCCTTCGAAGAATCTCATATTAAAAAAGCTGAAAAAGTCGAGGAGAAACTGGAAGCGAAGTTAGAAGAAAAGTCTATTGAAATTGAGAAAAAAGAAGAGAAAGTCGAGAAAAAAGAAGAGAAAGAGGAAGATGAAAAAGTGGGGAGATCAACTTTTAAAAAAGAGGTGTCTAAAGACATGATGACCACCAAAGAGGCACGCACCAGATCAATCAAATCTTTTGAAGATGAAATCAAAAATCATCAAAATCTCTTAATACAATTGGAAAAGGAGCTGAAGGAGAAAAGTGAAGAAAGTGAAAAATTAGTTGTTATTATTGCTGAATTCAATATCAAAATAGATGGATTTCTTACCAAGTTTAGAGAATTGAAAGAAGAATACAACAAGTTGCATAAACAATCTAATAAAAGCAAAAGTAAGAAAAAATCTGATAAAACTCATCCTTTAGATGATGTGGAAATTGATAAATATGAGCCGAGCGAAGAAGAGTTGGATAAAATCGCTGAAAGTGTTAAAAAAGAGCTAAACATTAAAGAAACCGCTGAAGAACATACCGAAAAGATTCAAAATATTATTCAGGAATTTATGGATAAATATTTCAGATATAATCCAGATAATCATGTTAGATGTGCTTACAAACCAAATTATGAAGATGAGACGAGAACTCCTTTAAAAACTGATGAAAATGGTGATATTATTGAAAAAGACATCGAAAGATCGGTCATCCCACCAGATGATACTTTCTTTAGGTTGGACCGATATATTGAAAATAATTATGAACCTCTCCGTCAAGCAACTGATGATATTTATTGTGAAAAATCAGATTTCGAATTCGACATCACTCCTTTGGAAACGTTTGAGGGTGATACCCAGGGGGAAGTTGATGAAAAGTTTAATCAATACAAAAGAAAATATGCTGAAGAATTCGAATCAGATATTTTCTGTGCCAGATTTTATCGACACAACTTGTTAAGCCCATGGGAACAAAATCGTGAGATTCGTGATTTTTACACCGAAAAAACAGAAATCATCAAAAGAATCTTAGACCAAAACAAAGAAGATGCTCGAATGGGTCAGAAAATCTCTAAAGATCGCGCTGAGAAAGGTAAAGCCAAAGATGCTAAAAAATTAGGTAAAGACCCCAAGAGTCGTAAACAATATTTGCAAGCCAATCCGCCAACACAACTAGAACAACACGGAGCAGTTCATATGGATAAAATAGATACTCATGATATTATTAAAGAATCTTCCATTCCCCGAGATCGTGAAGAAGCTAATAGTAAAGAAATCGAAGTAGGGGTTCACGTCATCAAACCAAGAATTAGCTCCCGTGGTAGTGGAAAACGTCGTGTTAGAGGATTCGCCGAGCAATATCACTTTAATATTCCTTCAGAAGAACTCGAAAAAGGTCAAATGCAAGTTCAATCACCCAAAGAATTCCAAAAAAAATTATTAGAGCAGGAACAGAATTTATAAAAAATTCTAATCTAGGGATTTTATAATTGTAAAAAATTCTAATCTAAATTCTAAAAAGAATCTTTTTGAGAGTATTATTTTTAAAATCTCGAACATTCAAGTTAAATTCGTGTGCACATAAATCATAAATTTTCTTATTTTTTGCGACATCCCGGTTTTCTCTCTGAAGTAATTCTTGCGGAATTTCGTTGGCTAAAGCTTGAGAATATTTCTTTTTGCTTGATCGAATAAATTTAAAGTATTAGACCAAAGTAAATCTATTTTTATTTCGATGCTTTTTAACAAATTACGATGTTAAATTTTTATTACTGGATATTCGTTTACCAGACGTAAAATATGATTTGCGTTTATAAAAATTTATAATTTAAGTTTCAAATCTTATATTATATTATAAAATGGAATATGTAGTTGTCAAATCAAAAGAAGAATTAGAAACAATCCAAAAAAATAAAAAAGATGATGAAAATAAAATTATAATTTATGATGATGTGGAGGAAGTGCTAAAATTACTCTCATCTGTAGTTATTGATCAAGAAAAATACCTTTAATTTTCAAATTTTCCGGATTATTCTTTTTTACAATGATTACATATCCCGATGAATAAAGTTCCGCGATATTAAGAGTGGTTTCATGTAAAATTAGCTCTTTGGGATTTATAGAATTGTCCCAAAGATATATTTCAGCTTCTGAATCCAAAATAACCACATAATCCGCTATTCGAGGTATTCGAAAAATATATTTTCCAGATTCAATTTCATCATATTTTATTCTGAAAACTTCGCTACTTGTTTTATTCATATTAATTATCAAATTTTAACTTCGCGATTTCAATTGTTTATTTCTATTTTTAGTATCGCGAATATTCATTTTAATTTCGTGAACGCAACAATCATGTAATTTTCTGCTTTTACAAGTTTGACGGCGTTCTTTTTCCTCAAGAATTTCTTTGGCTAACATTTGAGAATATTTTTTCTTATTATTTTTCCAAATTAATGGTTCTAAATTAAGGGGGTTGTTCCATAATAGAGGGTTGTTCCACGACCCTCCGGAATAATTAATTTCATAAAGTTTATGTTTCTCAATAAATTCCAATATTAAATTATAATTACTTAGTAAAAATTCTGGCTGAAATTTATCAAAATATTTCTCTAAAATGTCCAAACTTAAATAATGATTGGATGAAAGAAGAGTCCAATCAATCACATAAAAATATTTTTCAATAAATTCTAACGTGATATTTGGACATAACAAAAGAGGTTTCTGAAGAAAATTATATTTTTTAACTTCTTGTTCAATACGAAAGAAATATTTTTCCATTAAATCAGCTGTAAATGCAGAATTTTTTACTAATTTTTCTATGCTGAGTTCGTCAAAATATTTCTCGATTATTTCCGGTGTTAAATGTATATTTGATGAAATATTTCTCATATTCAATCTATCATGATGAGTTTCCATAAATTCCAAAGTTACGGGATAATTTTTAGACAATCTTACCCAATTAGTACGATCTTTATGTTTTTCTATAAATTCAGATGTTGAAACACTAAAATCAAAATCGGAATTAGTTATAAAACTATATTCACCGATATGATTTTTCGCACAAAACTCTATAAATTCATCATCAAAAGACTCGTTAAAAGATAAACTTGCCCAACACCAATTTTGGTTGAGATTTTTTAAAATAAATTCTTTAGTAATTGTTTTATTTTTTAATGAAAGACGATACCAATCTAATTTTTCAGCGAATTTCTCAACAAAATCAATAGTTTCCGATTGTGAGAAATCAAAATATCTTTCAGAAATGGTTCTCCATTCAATTTTGGTAAAATCTTCGCGAAATTTAGTGCATATTTCATCAAGTAATTTCAAATCAATAGATTCATGATGTAAAATTTCCGTAATATTGATTAATCCAATCTTTTGCTTAATAAAATCAGATGTTAAATTTTTATTATTAGAAATAAATTTCCAATTCACTTTTTGTGGATACTTCCTCACAAAACTCATAAAGTGATTATTGAACATCTTTGTAGGTTTTATAAAATTTGTAGGAAAAATGCGCAAAATAAAAATGTCATAAAAAAGAAATTTCAAATTTTAAAATTGCATATTTTCTTAAATACAGATAGTTCCTAACTTAGTATCACGAATGTTTAATTTAATTTCGTGAATGCAAAGATTATAGATATTTTTATTTTTAGCAATAATTATATTTTCTCGACGCAAAATTTCCAGAGGTATTTCAGTTTCGAGGGCTTGAGAGTATCTTTTTTTATGATAATTTAGAACAAAAGGATCGAGATTCAAAGGGTTTTTCCAAAAATAAGGATTATACCCAAAGATCAAACCTTTTTGAGCAATTCTTTCAATTAATTCGAAATCTAAAAATTTGTTATGTATCAAAGGTTGATAATTTAATTTGTCAAAGTATTTTCTCACAATGTCAACATTTAAATAACAATTGTACGAGAGTTGTTCCCAATTCATTTTATCGTAATTTTTTTCAACGAATTCCAAGGTTAAATTAGGATTTGAAGATATTTCTTGCCAACTTAAATATGATTTCGATTCAACAAAATATTTTTCAATTAAATCAAGAGTTGTACAGGGAAGTCGCAATATTTTACTTCGATACATCGCGGGAATTTCCATTATTTTCTCAATATTTTCATCAATAAGATCTTTTGTTAAAGTTTTATTTTCCATCAAGCTACATACACTAAATTTGTTCCAATATTTTTTCATAAATTCCGTAGTCAGCCTATGAAATTTTGATATGTTATACCAATCTACCTTATCAGCATATTCATCGATTATTTTTTCAGATAATACATAACAACATGATATTCTGCTCCAACTAACAGCTCCATATTTGAAAAATGATTCCAGGAACCACTCATCGATCAAATCTTGAGGTAGTGACTCATGATATATTAATAACTCCCAATTCCAATTTTTCTCGCGATGTTTTTCAAGAAAATCAATAGTTAAAGTTTTATTCATAGATAAAATATCACAATATAATTTATTGATATTTTTTTCCAAAAATTCCAGATGTATTTGGTCAGTAAAATTCCAGTTAGGATTCATCGAAATTGATTTCCATTCAGTAGATGAAGGATGAACACGTTCGCAACAGGAAATAATATATTCCACACTCACACATTGATGAAATAAAATAACACCAATATTCGAAAATTTACCTTGATTTTCTATTATAAATTTTGGAGTTAGATTTTCTTGAGCAACAATATTTGTCCAGTCAATTTTTTTAGGATATTTTTTAATAAACTTTATAAAATGGTTGTTGAACATCTTTGCAAAAAGCTGATAATAAAATATCATTGATAGAATCAATTTTGAAAAAATAAATCAATCTCAGTTAAACAAAGTACCGTTTTTGGTATCGCGAATATTTAGCTTAATTTCGTGAATACATAAATCAAATATGTTTTTGTTTCGACGCATTTCCCGACGTGAAAGTTCTTGAAGTAATTCAGCAAGCAAAGCTTGAGAATATTTTTTCTTATTTCGGGCTAAAGTAATAGGATCTAAATTTAATTGATTGAAAAATAATGTTTTTATAATATGTTTGGGATAATCTTGATATATTTTTTCTATTAGTTCAAAATCTAAATTATGATTCAACACCAAGGAATAATCTAATTTATTATAATATTTTCGCACAATGTCGATGTTCAAATAATCATTATTTGATAAGTTGGACCAATTCCATTTATCAATATATTTCTCAATTATCTCCAAAGTTAAGTTAGGATTCCAAGATAAAGGTTCCCACTCAATTCTATTAATATATTTTTCAATTAAATCAATAGTTAAGCTAACATTCTGAGATAACTTATACCAATTCCATTTTTGAACATACTTCCAAATAATTTCCGGAGTTAAAGTTTTATTAAAAGACATTTTGTCCCAATATAATCTTTTTTCATATTTTTTAATAAATCGAAAAGTTATCTGATGATTTCGAGAAATTTTTTCCCAAATCAACAAATGTGGGTACTGATCCATCATTTTTTCTGATAAAATAGGATTTCGCGAAATATCATGCCACAAAGCATCATTATCGGGATTTGCTAGGGCTTTCTTTAAAAATAATTCCTCGATAACATCTTGCACGAATGGGTTATTACAACTTAATATTGACCAACTCCAATTTCGATTAGAATATTTTTTAAGAAATTCCACAGTCAGATTATTATTTTCCAAATTCCAAAAGTAATCCCAATTCAATTCATCAGCGTGTTTTTCTATAAAATCCAGAGTCTTTTTATCGGTAAAATCCCAATTAGGATTTTGAGATATTTTATTCCAATCTTCCAATGAAATTTCATGATTTTGACAATAATCAATAATAAAATCTATTGAAATAAATTTTCGAGACAATAATTTGCACTCGCTGATATGTTTTTTAACAAACTCAAATGACAAATTTTCATTAGACAAAGACTTGCTTTTTGTCATTACATTAGGATATTTCGTAACAAATTTCATAAAATGATTGTTGAACATTCCTTATAAATTCTTAAGAATTTATAGTTTGTAAAAAGTAATAATTTAAAAAAGAAATTTCAAATTTTGTTATTTTATATTGATCCCAAGTTTGGTGTCGCGAATGTTAAGCTTGATTTCGTGAATACAAAGATCGTAAATCTTTTTATGATGTCGAATTTTACGATAAAATATTTCTTGAGTTATTTCACTGGCTAAAAGTTGAGAATATTTCTTTTTATTTTGGGCTAAAATAAATGGCTCAAGATTCAGGGGGTTTTTCCAAATATCAGAAATAAACACTGGACAATTTAAAGATTTTTCCAGAAAAGCAAAATCCAAATTGCGATTATATCTAACTAATCCTTCTAAAGATAGTTTATCATAATATTTCTCGACTAATCTCAAAGACAAGTTTATATTTTCACTCAAAAAACTCATATCAAATTTATCAATATTTTCTTCAATCATTTCATCAGTCAAATTAGGATTAAAGGATAATCTTCTCCAATTATTCTGAAAACGAAATGCTCCTAATTTTTTCAACTCTTCATCTATTTCTGCAGTGCCTTCAGGATTTGAAGATTTTATAACTTTCTCATGAAACATTTCGAATTTGTCCATGTATTTTTTAATCAAAGGTAGAGTTAAATTTTCATTTGATGAAATATAAGGCCAATAAAGTTTATCACCATATTTGTCTATAACCTCAGAACTCAAAGAGGGGTTACCTCCTAAAAGAGTCCAAATACGATTGGGATCATTAGTTTCGGTGATTAAAATAAATTCAGGATTTTCAATTATTTTATTAGTAATATAGGGGTTGTTAAAGAAAAATAACTCCATATTCATTAAATGAAGGTATTTTTTCACAAATTCATAGGAACATTTATGATGAGTAGAAATGACATTCCAATTTATATTTTCTGAATGTTTCCCAATGAATTCATCAGTCAAATTTGGATGACTAGACAATGGGTTCCAGGCGATTATATCCCAATATTGATAGACAAAATTGAGGGTTTCGGTGTCAGAAAAATTCAAATTAGGATTAAGCCATACCGATCCCCAATCTATTTTTCCGATATGTTTTTTAATCATTTCTAATGTCATATTTGGATGACAAGATATCTCTATGAGATTTAATTTATCTAAATTTTTTTCAATAAATTCTGAAGTCAAATTAGGATTTTCAGATAAAGCCTTCCAATCCACTCCATCTGGATATTTATATACTAAATGTAAAATGTGATTATTAAACATTCTCGTAAATTTGAAAATTTAATGGTGTTATAAAATTATAAAAAATATATCAAGTTTTTATATATGAATGGTTCCGGATTTAGTGTCGCGAATATTTAGTTTAATTTCATGAACACAAAGATCGAAAAGGTTTCTATGTCGGCGAATTTCTCGATAAATCAGCTCTTGAGGTAATTCTTTGGCTAAGGAAAGAGAATATTTCTTTTTAAGTTTTTTCAAAACAACAGGATCGGAATTTAAAGGATTGAACCATAAAAAGTGTGGGAGTTCCACGTCTAATAAATTATATTTTTTGATAAATTCAGGAGTTAAAAATCTATTTTGTAACAATTCGTGTTTATAATTTTTAAATTGCAAGTCAATATATTTTTCTATTATTTCTAATTCCAATCGCCGATTTCGGAATAAATATTGTGGTACTAAATAATCTTTATATTTTTCAGCGATTTCCGTGGTCAAATGAGAATATTCACTAATCTTTTTCCAATCAACATCCTTAATATGTAAATCAAAAATATCCCAAATATTTTCAGTGCAATGAATATATATATTAAAAGAAACTTTTCTCCAATCTAATAAGTAATGATATTTTTTAATAATTTTCCATGATAGATTCTGATTTTTTGACAACAAACGCCAATCCCATCTATCAAAATATTTAGGATTTTCAATAATTTCCAAAGTCAAATGTTTATTACGATTTATACTATTTTTACCTTCCCAAAC